ACGTCACTTGTGTAAAATCGGTTGCTTCGCTTTTTTTCACTGTTGTAGCCCTGGCTGTACATATCGCCATCAAACCACATTCGCCCATCACTTCCAAAGGTGATATTGCCCACGACTTCGCCTTTATCATTCACGCAATTTAGACTTTTGAAACTTCCGCTTACGGCTTTCATCGTTCCGCTAAATTCACTATCGCCTGTAACTTTTATGTTGTTAAAAGTACCTTTGTTGCAAGTAACTTCGCCGTCTTTTGCCTGAAAGATAATATTATCGTCGGCATCTTTCATGTCGATAGCCTCGACCCCCAAATTTTTGACTAAAGCGTACTGCGCTAACAGTATCTTTGTAGCCACTATTTCCAGTTTGTCGGCTAACTTCCAATAGTCGGTACTAAGCGTATTATTAACTCCGGTTTCTTTGCCTGTCTTGGTGTGCGATTCGATGCACGTATAATAGTTGCCGCCATACAAAACTACGTCCTTGTATTCCTCGCCGCTTGCTCCTGACTGAAACATATAGCCTACGGCGCAATCGCTCCACGCTTGCGGGCCTCGTAGTGCCGGGCCTCTGTCGCCTTTAGCTCCGGGTTGCCCATCGGCTACAGTCTTAAATGACACGGTGCGTTTATGCGTTACGCCCCTGCAAACAATAGATATTGATATATCTTTGCTTGGATTGGAATTTGCTTCTACCACCAAAATAAGCGTATAAACATTTGTGCCTGCTACTGTGTTCCCTTTTAAACCCGTCGGGAAATTAGATGTATCCACGTTACACTTAAAGCTGCTTCCACTGCCGTTACTACTTATCAGTTGCCTTGTACCCTCAAATACTTTAATGGTAACTGCGTATGAGGTATTGGTGGCCGTCTTTTTGTGTAAAATGATCGGCGGTGAAATATCAATGGTTATTGCGTCTATGCCATCGTTTCCGTCTTCTCCATTCTCACCACTTGCAATGTAGTATAGTGATTGAGCCGTTATTATAGCCCGGTTTGTGTCGATTGCCGTTACTTTAGCGTAAAGACTGATGGTAATACTTTTTTTGTCCGATACCGTGCCGTTAATAACCATCGTGTCACCTACGGAAAAATCAGATACATTTATGATTCCGTCCCAATTGACTGACCGCCCACTAAGTCCGTAGAACTGCGTCCACTCCTTGTAGGTATAGTTATATACGTTTCGGGATTGGGCGACAATTACGCCCTTTCCCTTGCGTATAAACTTAACTATTCTTGTTATTGACACACCCATAGGCTTAACTTTCTGATGTTATCGTTACGCTGATGTCTCCACCACTTTGCAAACACATAGCACGTGTTACGGCATAGCTTGCAACCGCAGTTTTTCGCTCGCTGTCGCTATTCAGATAAACACCTGCCGCATCTTTCACAACAAAGAAAAACTTAGCGTCTTTGATTGCCTGTGTGTTAGTTCCACGCTTGACGATCCACGGTGTATAGGTTACTCTGCCGTTGCCGCTCTCATCTTCGCTTATCGCCTCGTCTTCCGGTGTCGGGCGTGCGTCAATGTCGTAGGGGTCGGATGCGTCCATAACGCCCTGTATGTCCTTACCGATTTCCACACCACTGCGATTAACAGTTGCTCGATACTCGCCGTATGTGTCTATACTGCTGCCTGACACTGTAAGCGTCTGGGCGGTTTGGCCGTTGATTACCTCCCAACCACTGGCTCCCATCTTCTCCCACGTATAGGTTAAATCTTTGGTGATTTCCTCGTAGTTCTGGTATGCCATTGCCTTTAAAACGCAACTGCCGCCCTTGTCGGTAATAACAAAGCCCTTGTTATCTCCTGCGACGATGGTAACACGATAACTTGTACCTGTTGCTTTTTGCACTGGGATTGTATAGGTAGCTTGGATATTATCGCTTTGCGTGCCATAACTGATAGCCGCCACCATCTTGATAGTTACCGGGGCAAAACCTGCGATTTCTACCAAATTCTTAACAATCTGCAAACCATAGTAGATGTTGTCGCCGCTTGGCGCAAACTTCTTAAAGTAGCCTGCAAAAATGCCGCTTGACGTATCGCCGTTAAACTCGATTTTCGTGCCATTAAAAAAGTACTGCATACTATCAGGCGTTGCCACTCCCTCGGCTACTCGGCTACTCATACAAACAAAGTTAAGTTTCGGCTTTGTCTGTTCAAAGTTAGGGAACACCTTAGTAACGTCGGATTCCGTGCCCTCCCATTCTTGGTAGATGTCACCATCTGGGCACATGATCAATGCCGTATAAGTTCCTGCTTTCGCAATAAACTTAATCGTTCTGGTTGTACTCGCTTTGCTCATAGTTCCTTACTTTTTGGTTTTACTTTCTGTTTGCTCACTCTCTGACGCTTCCGGCTGTTGGTCGCCCTCCGCATTTTCCTCGTTGGCCTGGCCCTCGTTGCTGTTGCCGCCATTGTCGGTGCTCTCTGTGTTCTCGCCCTCGCCATCTGCGCCCTGCTCGGTGTTGGTGCTGCCACCTACGATAGCATCATTAACGTTAGCCTTGATAGGCTGCTGAAAGCGTGCATCGGTCGCCATTGGCAAAGGTCGGCAAATAGTACCGTCCTGCTCGCTTCTTGCCTCATGTGGCATAAGTGCAATACCACCAATCTTAACCAATATGTCGTTAAGTTGGGTTAGTGGGCCAAACTTCAACATATCATTTTGCCAAAAAAGATAGTTGCCATCACTCACCATGTTACGGTCATTCTCCAGTTGCAAGTATCGTGCAACCAATGGATTTGCTTTAATGTATCTTGCCATAATCTTATATTGATTAAATTGTTATTTGATTAATATTACGTTATCGTCTGCATCAACGAATACTGCGCCGTCGCTATCTTCCCATGCACACGCCGGGCCTACGTCCTTAACGTCCAAACCATAAACGCCGCCTAACGTCTGGCTAACCTTATCGGTCGAAAGCGTCGGTGTCATTCCGTGCGCTATAAGCGAATAGTTAAGCGTTCCTGACTGGGCATTTGTCGCAACATACCAAAGCGGCAATAACTCACGCTCCGGGTTGTCGATCATGCCGTTAGTGTTCCAAATCTTCGCCGTTGGCGCAATCTCTAACAAACCGCTTGGTAGGTTGGTAGGTAGTTCGCCGATGTCGTACTCAAATTTTGGGATTCTGCGAATAAATGCCACTAACTTAGTAGGGGCATTGTCCGATAGGGTTACGCTGCTTGGGTTTCCGTCCGGGCTATACTTCGCCCTGCATCGCAAATAGAGTTCTGCACCCATGAGGCTGCGATTAACGGTACAACTGTTTCCGTCTTCCGCTACCACTACGTCATAGTCTAACGTGGTGTCGCTACCTACGGCGGTAAACGTTCCGTCTTCTCTCATCACCTCCCAAACAAACAAACGCTTATTCTCCGGGCACTCATTAACGCCTAATCTCAATGATGCGTGTACCGTCTGCGTGTCCGGGTCGCTCAATGGGTTGTAGATAGTTTGGGCGGCGGCATCTAATACCAGAAGTGGCGTATATGTTGTGGCGTTCTTGCACTGCACTTGGTACGGCTTGATGATGTGGTGTACCTGATTAGTTCGTGGGTCTTTGTAGTCCGCTTCAAATCGTAGATTCATAGGTATCTGCGGTTGGGCGTTCTTCTTGATCCTAATACGTCCTGCTTTTGCACCCTTGCTGACTACCTCAAAGTCCGGGTTAGTGCTATCTATCAGGGTGTCGGCTGCCCCTTTGTTCACCTCATACCAGACTACGTTAGTGAGGTCTTGATTAATCAAGCCCGGCGTTAAAACCTCGTCTTTGTCAAGCCTGCCGATATTCGGCTGCACTATCAAGTTAGATGCGTCTATGGTGTAATCGGGCGTATATGTGTCGGTGTCTGCGTCGTAGTTCTGACTATCCGATACGCCACCCTCAACCACCATGCTAACATTAATTTGCAGTGGCTTAAAGTTGAAATCAAATCTTTTTGTCTTCATAACTGCGCTATGTTTAAATTAATACTCGTAACTGACTGCCGCCGTTGCTGCTTCGTTGCCCATGCCGTCACGTAAAGTAACGGTAGCCGTAAAGCGTATAACTTTAGGCATATAGCCGTTAAAATCCATGTCCTCGGCTGTAAGGTGCAAAGACTTTCCGGTATTGGCGTGGCGCAAACTCCAAACATTGTCGCTTGCCGTTCTCTCGTTTCCCTCTGCGTCCTCGCTGTATCTCGTCCACATTACGTCTGCGTCCAAAATATCGTCTGTGATATTCATATTATACAGGGTCGCCACGATGGTTAGCGTGAGGTCTATTTTGTCCGGGTCCACGATACTTTCAGGCTCTTGGAAATCTACGGCAAAGTCTGGGTTTCCCTCGATCATCGCCCAATCGGTATTGTTCCATGCCGGGGCGGTCGTTGTGAGGTTCTTGCAACATCTGTACTTGCAGCCATTAAACCAAACGTCTGATGTCTCATACTCTCCGGTGTCCGGGTTGATGGCATCACAATAGTACTTACCGCTTTGCATCCACGCCCCACGATCCACATACGTAACCAACGGCTTACCAGTCCACTTGTTAAGCCTGATAATATCCATTGTGACGATACCCGGTATATACATATAGTCCAAACCGTCACGTATTGGTAATGGGTTGCCGTTATCGTCCAATAACTCGTACACAAATTCGGGCAAACTTCCGAAAGCTGCACCATAGTTGGCATTATCCAAAATCGGCTTAGTCACTCCCTTTAGCTTGACGATTCGCCCCTCTGTGCTCGACAGGTACAAACAATCTTGGCGTTTCGTGTCCGTTTGGTTTCCCCATCGTGCAATCTTCATCATCTCGCACGGTGGGTAATTCTTACCGCTTGGTACTTCGGTGTCCGGGTACTGCGTCACCTCTATGTAGTTGTTAGCGGTATTAACGCTATTAACTCTAAACCATGCCGTGTAATACTTTCCGCTTCCCTGCGCCAAAGTATTGATGATACCTTTAAGCACGTTGTTTTCGGCTTGGGCGGTAAAATATCCGTCCCATTTACTTCTCAGGTGCAAACCAAAACAACCATCGCCCAAATCGTCCACGCTCTCGATTGTGTCCGCTTCCGTTAGAAGTTGGTCGCCCTCGATTGCAGACAATCGGTTTACTATCAATTCCAGACACTCAAAGTAACTGCGTACTCTCAGGCTTTCCACCTCGGCGTTACCTTGTGCGTCAATACCTGCGCCCTTACCTGCATACAGGGATTTGACAAACTCGCCAAAGTGTGCGCCGTCCTTGAATACTGCCAAACCGATAGCCGTTAAGCCCTGCTGAAAAGTAATGTGCCCTTGCGCTATGTCGGCGGCAATCTTCGACAAAAAGCGGTCGTTAATCGGGCTATCCTCTGCAACGTCTCCGGCTAAATCGGAATAGGCGGCACGGCTCGCATATCCCGCACGGTTTGCATACTCGGCTTGCTCTGCGTGTGTCGCTATATCGGCTTTGGCTGCGTGCTTGGCTTCCTCGGTCATTTTGCCGATACTTCCATAGCTGCCGCCTCCGGTGGATGCCCCACCGCTGCCGCTGTTCCTGGGTTTTGCTATCTGCTTAACTTCGATCATGTGCCAATCTCCTTTAATGTGAGGTCGGCACGTCCCTCAATAAGGTTTCTGCCGATGCCCTGCACGAAAAATTCTTTGCCCAAAGCCTCGTGGCGATAATGGTTAAACAGACTAACAACATTATCAATGTCCCTTAGTTTCTGCTCCATCACGATACGTGGCCTATGGTATTCTGTATAATAACTATCTACGTAGATTTGTTCGGGCTTCGCCTTAACGTTGCCGTTTCGGTCGTACACCTCCAACACTCCGTCCCCGGTTGATATATTCAACGGCGTGGATAACTTCACCGTATTGCTAACTCCCAACTGGGCGCACTCTGTGGCGGTCAATGCCGAATTTATCTTAAACTCCAAATCGTCCTTTTTGTTCACAAAGGTTTCTTTGGTGTCGCTCATATAGATAATATCGTTATCATCATTGCCATTGCTGATTAGTCCATTATCGCTATAAACTTTAACCTCAAACGACTTAATCAGGATGCTACTAACATGGGCTAAAAGCGGTACTGATGAGCGGCTCCACTTCGTATGCCTGAAAAAGGTAGGGTGGCGGCGTGTATATTCGTCCCATGTAGCGTTTACAGGGCCTAATATCATAAACTTAACCTGCCCACTTATCTTGTCGCCCTTGGTAATCGGTATTGCTATGCCCTCGGCATCTATTCCCTTGGTTGTGTCGAAATTATTCTGTAGTCTGAACTCTGTGCCCACCAACTTGTCGCCTATCTTAGGGTCAAAGCCAATAGTAAAGCATTGCTGATAATATTCATCATCGCTTTGGCACTCGCTCCGTTCCTTGTATTTCCGCCAAACAAAATCGGTTGTCTGCCCATCGGTTCCGGTCTCCACTACGCATTTGTCGCCGATAATCAACATACAGGCTAGTACGGCTACCTTACTGATTTTGTCGGTACTGTCACCTACTGCGCTGTACTTAAATTCGTATTCCTCTGGGCCTTCTCCGGTATATGGATAAAAGCCGCTATCTGCGCCCTCATGCCATGATACTTCTTTGCTCGGTGTCTCGGCTTGCCAATACTGACGGGTGTAATATCGGCCATCGCCATTATTTCGGCTTGGTACGGTCTGATGCCATACGTAGATCATACCCTTTTCTATATTCTGCGGCCATGTTGTCCACTCCTTATTATGTAGGTTGGTGTACGTGTTGGTCTGCTTCATTATCGGGTTTAAAATAACCTTACCCGATAAAACTATATAGTTGGTGGTCTCTTCGTCTGGCGGCGAAAAAACGCCCCCTGCCTTATTACCAGTATAGACGGCATACGGTATATTTTTCTGTATGTCCGCTACGCCCGGATAGGTCTTGTTTTCGTCATTGTCCACGCCATTGCCATTAACCGACACTACCAAATAGTTAGTCATGTTCACCTTAGATGTCGGGCTATTATCGTCGTTAGCGGTATTGATTTTAACGCTACCCAAAGCCATGATAGCCGCCCCCGGTGCCTGCCCTAACCAATCAGGCAAAGCGTGTTGGTTTGTTCCCTCGCTGCCGAAATAGTCCACGATGTCTATATCTGTGTTGCCTTTCATCGGAAACGTCCATTGCTTGTTACGCATCACCTGCACGTACCAATCAGTAATAGCACCGCCGCCATACGTGGTTTTTTGGTCATGGGTCATAGCATAAAAGGCATTATAGGCGGTCCTTCCCTCTCCGTCGCTCGAATACTCGGTAAGGTACTTTTGCTTATTGATGTATGGGCTAACCAACAAATCATCGTCCAATGGGCTTTCTATCACGCTTTCGATGTCTTCCACCTTGGCGGTTAATAGAAGTTGGTTATATACGTCGCCTATGCTTATCGTGGTATCGCAATCGGCCACGTTAGCCAAAGCGATTGTTACGGCTTGCTGCGCCGTTGTCTTGGTGCTGTTGGCTACGATGTCATGCCAAATAATCTTATCAGGTGTCGCCTTGACGGATTCCCACGAAAAGATATAGAAGTTAAAGCCGTCCTGCACGATATGTAAGTTAAGGTACTTCAAAAGTTCCTCCAACACTTCGTCTTGCTGCCAAACGTCGCTCTCATCGTCACCCAAAAACAACAAATCAGATATTGAAAGCTGCTTGAATACCTGATAGCGGTTGGCGGTCTGTGCATCAACTGCCTTGCTGCCATCATACCAGAATTTAATATTTTGGTCGCCCAATATATCCAGTCCCTCGGTAACTCCTTGCAGTATCTCGGCGGCAATATCGTAAAAACTACGCTGCGCTGCCTCTGCCTTGACGAAAGCATAGATAACGCCCAATGCGCCCACATTCTTATACTTGCTATACTGCAAAGCACTAAGCGCATCAATGCAATTTAATTCCAGTTCGTCCCATCTGTCGTTATACGGCTGCGACAAAGTTTGTGGCTCGATGAACCCGGCAAAGATGCACGTATCGTTTTTATAGATGTTTACGACTGCATCACGGCATGAGGTACTAAAAAGGTCTTTAATCAGGTTGCCACAAAGCAATCTTATTTTAGCCGAATTTCTCAAAAGCACATCGAAAGTGTCGTTTACCTCATTTTCGATTTCTGCCGGATCCTCACTAAAATATACATCTGCCTTTTCTGTACCTATTTCAATAGTCTGCGTGCGATCGTTTCCGGTAACGATGTGTACCGTTATCGTATCGCTCTGCTGACTTAGAAAACTGCCGTGTATATACATATTAACTGATTTTTATTTGTTACACATTATAGTTCTTGCCGCTCTTCTTCGCCACTCGCTTAACATCTGTAATCATGTCAAGTATCTTGCGTGCGTTGGCATTCATATTGATGTTTACCTCCGTGGCTGCCGGCTCAATGTCGTTTGTTATGTTCTGCATCGTTACCGGCTGTAACCTCCGCTCCGTAAAGGTTGGCGGCTGAAACTTGCCGTCGATCATTCCAAACAATCGGGCTTGCTGAAACTTGTTTAGTATCATCTCGCCGCTGTTCACTCGGGCAAACTTCTTGTCGCCCGATGTAGAAGTACCGCCGATAACACCACCAGTGGCGAATCCCGAAACTGCTGCGAGTGCCGCAATAACTGCCGCCACACCTGCCGCAATTGCCACCAGGTTCAAAGGAAATGGCATTTTTGCACCGCTCGCCGTGGCATTTGCTACCGCTTCGCCGCTCTTGGCTGCTGTATTGGCTGTTGCTGCGGCCGCTTCTCCTGCCGTTGCTGCTGCATCGGTAGTGGATGCCGCCGCGTGTGCTGAGGTCGCCGCCGTGAGCATACCGAACAACTCCACAATACCCTGTATGCCCTCGGCAATGGAAATGAAGCCGTTAATAAGTCCCGTCACCTGCTGCCAGGCATCGCCGTTGCCCTCCAGCGCATCACTTATGCCCTGAATGCCGTTGCCTACACCTTGGAGGCTTCCCCAACCGCTTTTGATGTCGCCAAACACCTTGTCAAAACCCTTGCTGTCAAGTTCTATCTTTATAGGCTTCAATCCGATTTCTGCGAGTTGTCGGTTTATCTCCTCAATCTCTTTCAGTGCCTCGTCCTTGCCTATGATTCCTATCTCGTAGTCGGTTTGTATGCGGCTTGCCTTATTCTGGGCGTTGCTGTGGCTCTGTCTCTTGTCGGCTGCACTTCCCTGCACGATGTATGTCGGTTCGGTCTCTGCCTTGATAGATACCTTACCCTTTGTAGTTTCGTCTATCTGCCGTTGTATGTCGGCTATCTTGGCATCGGCTTTCACCCTTGCATCTATTGTGGTGGCTTCCTCAAACTCCTGCTGTGCGTCGTGCAACTGTTCTTGCAGTTCCTCGATGTAGGTTTTGAAATGCACATCTATCGGCTTAACGCCCAACTTTTCAAGCTGTTTGTTAATGTCGGCTATTTGCCTTTCGGCATCTTCCTTGCCGATAAGTCCTATTTCAAAGTCCTGCCTTATCCGGTCTATGTTGTGTTGTGCATTGGTTCGGCTCTGTCTCTTGTCGGCTGCACTTCCCTGCACGATGTATGCCGGTTCCGTCTCTGCCTTGATAGATACCTTACCCTTTGTAGCTTCGTCTATCTGCTGTTGTATGTCGGCTACCTTTGCATCGGCTTTTACCCTTGCATCTACGGTCATGGCGTTGCCCATTTCCTTTTGTGCCGCCGCCAACTGCGCCTGTAGTTTCTCTACGTGGGTCTTAGGCTCGGCGGTGGTGCCGTGCTTGCCCGGTGTCGTCTTTGAAATCGTCTTGGATGGAGTAGGGGCGGTTACAGTTGGGGCAGTAGGCTTATACCCCTCAAATTGCTTATAGTTGATTTGGTTATTCTGCTTAACCAAATTTTCCATTTGCTTTCTTACAGACTGCTCTTGCCTATACAGGTCTGTAGCCTTGGCATTGGCCTTTTCTAAATCGCTGCTGCCCTTTATCTCCACATTGGCATACTGTGGAATGATTTTGCCGTCACCTGCGTCAACTTGCCCTATGGCGATTTGTCTTGTTTTGCGCTTGGTGCTGTATCTGCGTGTCTTGCCGTTTTCATCGTGCGTTATTTCTTGTCGTTTCTGCTGTAAATCTGCCGCCTTGTTGGCTAAGTCGCGTATGCGAATCTCGTTAATCATCTGACTGCAATACGCCTTGCTGTTGCCTATCAATGCTGTGTACCATTGCGACACGGTGGAATAATAGCCCATCGTCTCGCCATAGGTTCGGTTCATTTCACCGACTATACGCTTTTCTTCCTCTTTTGAACCTTTGAAGTTCTTCAGCTTGGCAATGTTTACGTCCAACTCCGAATGAACCGCCTTTATCTGCTGCGCCTCCTGCTGTCTTGCACTCTGCGCCGCCAACTCCGCCTCCGACAATTCCTTTGTGCTGTCTGCGGCTTTGTCCGATGAAGACATCAAATAAGAAATCGCTTCAGTAAGTGCCACGATGGCTATGCCCACACCCGTAGAAACCAACAAACCCTGTATTGCAAGTTTCAGCGTTGTAGCACTCACCGCCGCTCCACGGAATGAAGCACTACACACTTGTACTAAAGCATTCATGCGTACCGATGTTGCGTTCCATACAAGCGAAGCGGCATTCATTGCCATTGTGCGAACCTTGACAATAGCCTGTATCTTTGCAAGATTCTTCAAACCGCTAACCATTGCAGAAACGGCAATCACGGTATTGCCAATCTGTGCCGTAATGTTGAGTACTGGCATAATGCCACCTATCGTTGAGGCTATAGCGTCGCCCACTTCTGCAAACTTGTTTTTGAGTATCTGCAAACTTGCCGCTCCGCTGCTGCTCATAATGGAAAAAGCATCGTCTATAGTTCCGGCACTGCCTTTCATCGCTTCCACGTTTTCATTAAACTTGGCTGCGAGTTGTCCGGTGAGTGGCCCCAATGCTCTCAGGCTCTCGGCACTGCCGAATAACTTCCCGTAGATTTCCTGCTCCAGCATACCGCTCTTGCTGGCGTATGCCCTAACGTTCTTATCTAAGTCGGTGAGGAAATTACGCATACCTCCTGCCGCCTTGATAGCTGCTGCATCAAACTCGATGCCCATTTGCTGTGCCATCTTGCTTGCCTCGCTCGACGGCTTCACCAAAGCGGTAAAGATTGCCGCCATCTGCGTTGCAACCTCGTTGGTATTACCGCTCACGCCCGTAAGCGTTGCAAAGGTTGCCATAAGTTCGTCAATGCTTACACCCAAAGTGGCGGCATTGCCCGTAACTTTCGGTAGGGCTTGTGCGAGCTGTTCGAACGATGTTACACCATTCTTGGCCGTGAGCTGTATTTTATCCTGCACGTCGCCTGCCTTGTCCCACGACAAACCATAATTCTTGATAATGGTAGATGTAACCTTTACAGTCTCGCCCAGATCAGCGATACCGCCCACGGATGCCTTAGCCGATTTCTGCAAAAAGGCTATCCAGTTGTCTTCAGGCACGCCATTGCTGATAACCTGGTACAATCCGTTAGCGAGTTCGTCACGTACTACCGGAATGCTTTTTGATAACTCGGCTACCTGTCCTTTGAGTCTGGCAAAGTCCTCGCCGCTCTTTCCTGCCATCGTGTTAGCGGCGTTCATGGCTGCGCTGAAACTGCGGCTTTCCTCGGTAACACCGTTGAGTGCTCCCGAAATCTGCGAAATGGCATTGGTAACGTTATTAGCCGCCATTACCGCCTGGTTGAAATTAACCAAAGCCGCGTTTAGTTTTTGGCTGCTCGTCTTGGCAGAATCAAGCACACGGCGCAACTCTTCCGCTGTAGAAGTAGCTGTAACCAACTGCTCTTTTCCGTCAACAACCAGTTTAACGTTAAATTTTATTTCTTTTGCCATATTTTCAGCGTATAAGTAACTAAGTAATCAATATTTTTTGTATCTTTGTGGCGAAGCATTCAAACTAAGCGTTATGGAAAAGGATTATAAGAACATCAACTGCATATCAGAAGCCGCAACCAACGATGTAGCGAGTAAGCCCGAAAACGAAATCAGGGCAGAACTTGTTAGTGTCGAAGTTGTAGGCGAGGATACGCCGCACAAGCATTCAAGCAAATATGAGGCTTGGGGCGTAATAGCCTTGTTGTCTCTTGTTGTCTGGGTTATCTGCCTGACGTATTTTGCTTTCAATAACCAATCGGTCAACAGCTTGTTAGCCCTTGGCGGCTCTACCGCATTGTTCTTCCTGTCTATTGGGCAAATGGTGCTTACAAGTTCCGAAGAACTGAATGACGAAGCTATTTAGCCGTTTCCCACTTTTCCCAACACTTCCTCAAAACGCTTTAACGCGTCTTCCTTAGATACTGCCGGGGCTGCTTTCGCATGCTCCGGCTTTTTCTTCTCCCATGGAAAGGGTAGAAGTCCGTGGGGCGTTAGCCCTTTCTTTGCATACGGCTGTATGGTTATTGCCGCAAGCATACGCATACGTTCCCAACTGTCTTGATACTGCGCCGTCCGCTCCTCGCTGTACGCCTTGTATATGTGGCTGAACTCCTCGGGTGTGAGGGCGCAAAAATCATTGTAGGGCAAACCGATGTTGCCAACGGCTATGCCCAGAATGTCGAAGATGCCTAACTTTTTTTTTCGCCCTCCGTGTCGGTGTCCTCGGGTGCCTGGTCTGTCGTGGCGTTCACGGTGTCCGTCCACTTGTTGAGGTCTTCGGGCGTGAGGCTGTCGGCAAAGTCCATAAGCGACATATTGAACCCTACGCCATCGTGCTTACAGGCTGATGCCACGCAACAAAACAGATAGGCGCACATATCCGATAGGCTGTTGCCTAACTCCGTCACCTCCTTGCCGGTCTCTTTCTTAAAGCGAAGCATGGCCCCCATAGTCTGCCTACAGGGGTATGCCTTGCCGTTGATCATGATTTCAATCTTTGGCATAAATCAACAATTAACTAATAATTCAACATCTATATTTAAAAACAATATGGTCTTTGCTTCATGTGAGCGTTACTCGCTCACTGCCTTGCCGGGGCTGTCTGTCTGCGCTGCTGCCACTTCCGCACCCTTGCCCGGGTAGGTCTCAGGCTCGCCGTCGTTCTCCAAAGACACGCTGTAAGTAGCATCGTCCTGCGCCGGGCTTGTCTCCTCCAGTGAGGCGATAACAAAGTTGCCCTTTACATAAGGTGTCGTGTCACCACCTCGCTTGAATGCCTCAACCTCCACACTTGCGCCCTTGCCCCAAAGCGGTGCAATCTGCTCGTGTCCGTTCTCGGTCTCGCCATAGAAGCGCAAACCCTCGGCACTGATAGAGATAGACAAACCAGTCACTCCCTTGCCCTTCCAAAGTCCGCTGCTCTTGGCGGCATCCGCTACAGGCTTGACGGCACGGTCTTTTGTCTCGCTGTTGAAAGTGAGGGTGTGGCTTGTACAATGTCCCACCGCCTTGCCTCCAACCTTAAGCAAAAGATCACTACCATTGATATATCCAGTATCTGCCATAACTATAAAAATTAAATGGTTCTAAATTACTTAAATTCTGACTTGATAAACAAGCTGCTGCACAAAGGCATCATCCTCGTAGCCCTCTTCACTGTCGGCAAGCGTACAACTGCGCATCTTCACACCGTCGTGTTCTCCGCTTGCGTAGTCGAGGGCCTGGCGCACTGCCTCGGCAAGTTCCACGCCCTCGGCATACTTCGCCGTATAGCAAACCACCTCCATAGTCACGGTGTCGGCTCCCGGCATTCCTTGTTTCGTAGGATTGTGTGCCAATGCCGCACGGCGGTATAATATATAAGGTAGTTGGGCGTTGTCTATCACGATGGGGAAAACCTTGTTTGTTCTCCGCTTCACTTCCTCGTTAGATAGAAGGATACCGCGAATAATGCTGCCCGCGCTTAATGATGTCTTTTTCAGTGCCATAGCTATATGTTATAAAAGTCCCTGCTTTCTTGCCGCCTTTTCCACGTTATTCTGCAAGTTGTTGAAAAGGTTGGTTTCCACGCTGTCGGCGGTCTGCTGCTCCGTCTTGGCGAGAAAAGCGTAACGCTTCATCTTGCCGCGGCTCGCACCACCTCGTAGATACTGCCTTATTTTCTTGCCCGTGAACCTGCTTTTGCCGAAAAACGATGAAATACGCCGTCCTACATGTCTTTGGCGTGTTCCGTCCTCTGCCCACATCAAAACAGGCTTTTCCATGTTCTGACGGTTGAGGTGGATGCCCTTGCGCCTGCCATGTGGCTTAACGCTTACCATGAAGCCCAGGCCGTAGCGATCGGGGTAGGTACGCACATAGATGCCGCTTGAAAGACTGCGCTTTGTGCCACTGCCAATGCCGCTTTGTCCCAGATTGGAGACTGCCGCCTTTTTCAGGCGGTTGCCCTCCCTGCGCATGGCACTTCGCATAGCCTTGCGTTGGTCTTTCATGTCGAGTGCCTTGTAAACATCGGCAAACGGCTTGTTGATGTCGGTAACGGTTTCTTTCATCGTTCTGGCTACATATACATTAAGAAAACAGACTATTGCAAAATCTGATTATTCGTTTACTCGTTCACAAACTAAAGTGTTCATGCCTCTATCAATGTTTGGGATGATGGCAACCACCGTATAAAGGTAGCCACCTAACTGCAACACCCTCCAGTTTTCTTTAACCGGGTGTGCGTCCCTCACATTAAATTCGGCTCGATAGTCGGGGAAATGCTCGCCCACTTCCTCACTACGGTTTCCGCTCTGCTTCTTCCTCTCTGCCCATACGGTACGTATAGGCTCGTAGGTTATCGCTTCCTCGCCGTAGTCGTTAGTTGTCGCCGTAGGCTTCAACAACTGCAAACGATATTTCATTTCTCCTGCTCTCATTCCGCTAATTTCCGATAGGGTTTAATTAAGGCTTGTAGCGAATCAGGCACGGCGTGCATCTGCACGCTACTCACACTTTCACGCTGATTGTACCAATGTGCGCCCAACATCATTATAGCGTGCTTTATGGGGGTAGGTACATCATGTCCGTTACCCATCTGCGCCAATTCCTCTTGGGTTCTATTGGTCGCCGTGATAACTGCGCTTTCTGCGGTCTCTAATAGATGCTCCAGATACTCGTCATCATCGGCGAAATCATCAGCCCTTACGTGCTTCTTAAAAAGTGCCAAACTCACTACTGCCATAACGTTATAACTTTATAAATTGTGATTACTTACTTAACCCTTGGTGCTTGCCGCTGCTGGATCCTTTGACAACATGGCGAATGCCTCTTCACGCAATGTGGTAATAGCGTAGTCGGCATTGAGCACGAAGTCGATAGAGTTCTTACGCGCGAGTGTATAAGGGTCGATGATGATTGACATTTCACCAAACAAGCCCTGTGGGGCATACTTGAATGAACCGAACAATACCGAACCCTCAGCCACGTATGAGCTACAGAATACCGGTACACCCGAAATCTTGCCGTTCTCATCAACGATAGCCTGGTTTGCACCGCTCCACTTTGGCGTACCCTCCAAAAGTGCCTTTGTGGTCTCTGTCATTACGTAGCAAAGTCCCTCCGGCATGATGTTGGCACCCAAAACAATGCCCTTGAGTGCAAGAAGCTCGGCGAGGGTAGGTGCTTCACCATTATAAGTCTTCTTGTTAGCTGCCTTGAGGTTGACGAATGGACCTACAAGATTTGTAGCCTTTGCCACCTTTTCGGTGCTGAACATGATTTTGTTCATAAGGGCGGCTGCCGCAACTGGCATATACTGAGTACATACAAGCTGCAAAAGGTCGTCGGTCTCGTTGAGTGCCTCGCGTGTGATAGGCACGGCTACACCCATACGCTCAGGCTTTGCGATAAGTTTTGTAACGTCAATCTTGGTATCACCCAGTTTTACGCCCTCATCATTGATGGTTGCCTCGAAAGTCTCGATTACAGGCCACTGATAGTTGCCTTTCAGTCCGGTGAGCAATGGCGAACCGATTGCTGAAAGAATGGTCTTTGCGTACAATGGTTCTACGATGTCGCCCATGGTGACCGGTGACGGATTGGTAGAACTGCCCGGGTTGAGATAACCCGAAGTGTTGCCGCCAAAGTCAGAAGCCACGGCACGGCTGATCTTCAACTCAAAACGCTTGCCGTTCTTGATGCACTCGCGCATCTGCTTGTTAGCCTCCTCGATGTCCTCACGGCGCATAACCTCGATAGTAGGGGTAGCCGCCTTGATCTTCATTTCGAGGATGTCCATTTCACGGTAAAGGGCTTTACGCTCTCCCTTTTCCGCATCGGTGAAGTCTTCGCGCTCCTTGTCGTTCTCCAGGCCCTGCGCAATTTCTGCGAGGCGGTTCTTGATTACGTCCATGCGCTCGTAGGCTTCACGAAAATTAAACTTTTCCTTTTTCATCTGTCAATGATTAAAATTAGTAACTAAAAAACATATATAGAAGCCGCCTCTACAGATTGCGGCCAACACTTGCTATGCGCTCACGCACCGCATTGATACGTTCACGCTTCTTGCTCTCGTCTATCTGCTTGGGCTTCGGCTGCTGCTCAAACTTGATGCCTGCCGCTTCCACCTCACGTTTGCTTACGTCGGTCTGCTCATAGGCGGGGTCGGTGGTAATGGTGAAGTCGTAAACGTTGTCAATACGCTTCACGTGGCGCAAAAGAATATCCTCGCCGTCGTCGCCTTTCTCGTCCAGACGCTCGTAGCTCACGGCGTTCTCGCTGTCGCCCTCATCGGTGGAATAGATGAATGAGCACCCGGCAATATCACCACGGCTTACCAGTTCCAAAGCCTTGTCGCCGTCAACCGTGTGCGGCATTTCTGCCCAGAACTTCACGCCCACCTTGTCAACCTCGTAGTTTAAAGTACCATTGCCCTTGTTGCTTCGTGCCAAAACCAACTGGCGGTCGTGGAACATCGTAAGTTTGATGTCCTGCTTATCCAGCATCTCGCGTGTCACGCACCCAGGTTCCAGTACCTCGTAATAGTTGTTCCACCAATCGCATAAAAGACGGCTACGTACACCGAACTTCAGTGCATAGCCCTCAATCGTGCGGCTTTCCGCTCCGTCGGTAGCCTCACGAATGCGAAGCCCCGACACAATAGCTATTGTTCTTTTCTTTTTCATTCTCCGTTGTTTTTATCGTTGTTGTCATTTCCCTTTGCAGCTGCGCCCGATAGCTTTTCACTGCCCAACGGTGCAAGATTGGTAGAAAGATAAACCGTATCGCCTCCGTCGATGGTAGGTTGGTTTTCCATCCTGCGCCAATCGTTCACGGTGTAAATGCCGCTCTCGATCGTCTTTTTCTGATAATCGGCGAGTGACTGCAAATCCATTGAGTAAACGCCCCGGCGGTCAAACAGAAAACGGCGTTTGCAGCACAAAGACCGCGGTATCAGCTTTCGGGTCAGTTCGCATTCTATACGCTTCAATATCGGGTTGAGCGTGTTGGAAAGAAAAGCCACGTTTGCCATTTCTGCACTTTTGTAGTTGCTGCTCGTATCATCGAACACGAAAGACGGGTGAACGCCAAAGAAACGGCATATCTCGCGCACCGTAAACTTTCGGCTCTCCAAAAACTGCATATCAGTAGAAGAAAGCGAAATCTGCTTAAAGTCCACCTGCCCCGGCAAACTAACTATACGCTCGCCCCGGCTGAAACGGCTGTCCACGCTTTCGGCGGTCTTCTCCAGTTCCTTATCCTGGTACTCGCCAAATCCCGTAGTAGTCTTGTCGTTGCTGATAATGCCGCGAACACTGCCGCCATTGGTAAACCGGTTCTCCGTCTCCGCATCTCCTGCCGTGGCAATATCCATCGTGCGCCTTGCGTGGGTCAGCACGCTTTCGCCCCTGCGCCCGTCTGAGGAATGCAAGTAAAGATGTATGATGTCCTTTTCCTCGAATGTGCCGAACACTCCATTATAGGCATCGGCTATGTAGTAACGGCTGTTCAGTGGGTCGTGGGTCACGGTGTGAGGTCGGCAAAGCACTAAGTCGGTCAACTCTCCCAGTACATAGCGTGGGTAGATGTAGGCATTTCCCTCAATGAGCATCAGGCGCACCGCCATCGTCCAGAAGTCAAACGCCGACATCTCGGGTTGAGGTTGCACGGTCAGAAGATAATGCAGATCACTTGCCGTGTCTTCCTGATAGCGTCCGTCCCTGCACCGCATATACTGCAAACGTAGGCTCGCCACGCTCTCGCTTAGAAGCGTCACACACCGATATACCGCTGCAACCATCATGGCATCACCGCCCCAGGCAGAAAACACCGCCACGCCGCCACCAGTCCTTACGGTGGTGGGGCGCGCGGTGCCGGCTGTGTCAGCGCCTGTTGCCTCACGGCTGAATAATCGTTTTATATTGTTCCAAAATGTTGCCATCCGTCGTTTCATACAAAAACCGCCAAAGCTACGACAATTTGAATGCTGTCAACTATCTTACTGTTTTCGCTCCGGCGGTGTTCTGTCCTTTAATTATGAGTAAAAAATCCGAGGCCCTCACGCCAAACGGCTAATGGGCCGCTACAAAAATACAATCGTATTTTGCAAAATCCAAATGCCGTTTGGTGCATCGTGGCGCACGTTGGTGCAACGTGGTAAAATTATTATTTTTTTAAGAAAATAGTTTTTTGCTGTTAGGCTAAAAGACGCAAAAAAGCCGCATCGGGCGTTAACCCGACACGGCTAAAGATAACGCCCTAACGGCGTTTATATAAAGTGAACTTGAAAGCGTAGCGTGTGAAATTCAATATTAAGCAAACTGCACGGTGCTTAGATCGTGCCCGAAAGCATGGATAGCGTTCATTATCTTCTTCACCGTCTTTGGCGACGGATTGCGACGCCCTGTAACGTAGTGGCTAAGCTGCTGTGGGTTTACACCCGTCAGACGTGACAAACCCGCCAATGAAAGCACCTTTGAGTAATAAGATAGAAACGAAGCCATGTCATAGACGTAGCACATTTCCACTTCCTCAAACGGCTCATTATGCCGTGCATACGATTTCTTTATGTCCTCGTAGCCACCTTCGAAATAACGTTTGGCCTCTTCCACGCTCTTGCCCGTACCTGTTACCAGATAACCCAAATCGTCGGCATCGCTGTAAATGCTATACGTTCCGTCTCCTGCACGCTCTATCACTGCATTAACTTTTCTCATTGTTGTATCTCCTTTGTATTTTCGTTTGTAAATCTGTTTTTAGAAAAAGGGGTGGGGCTTAAATAAGCCCTGCCGCCCTCTTGATGCTCCGTAACGTTCCGGTTGCCACTTCCTGCGAATGGTGGTGGCTCATTGGAAACCTTACTCCCGTCTTGGGGTTTATCCATAGCGGATGCCCCGCCTCTGTCTCGCCTGTGTCGTAACACCCGGCTTTCTTTACCAGTCTTTCAAGTTCGTTGTACTTCATTTTGTCTTTTACTTTATTAAATTTCACGATGCAAAGATAATGATATTTATTTGAATATCAAAATAAATAGGGTAAAATGTTATTGATATTAATATCATTTAACGGAATAAGCCGCTACACCATTACGATGCAGCGGCTATGTATATGGGTTATGGTAATGTCGGGATCGTGTCCCTATGGCTTGTTGTTCACCGTCTTTATAACGGCATCCTCTGTGAGCCATTCAAGCGGATACATGGCATCAAGCAAACCGTGTATTCTCAACTCGTAGTCGGGTGGCAGTTCCTCCAGCAACCATTTTACGTAGTCGCGTGTCTGCCTGATCGCATCACGGAACGTGTCGGCATTATATACCGGCATTCCGTCACGGTCTGTTATCACCAGACTTGTAACTTTCTTAGGCTTCTTGTATCTCATATCTGTGTCCTCCCTTGTTTTACTCGTCCGCGTCCTCAATCCAACAGTAGTTAAGAAGATACTCCAACGTGCCCTGCACGCTTCGCACCTTGCTCGCACTTACCTTCACATCCTCCGGCAAACCTGCCATAAGGTCGTTAACGAAATCGTACACCTCGGCGATGTTCTTCTTTAAATCCTCTGCATCAGTGTTCAAGTTGCTGCTTACTGAAATAGTGTCCTTGTGCTTCTTATCTGTAACTATCATATCTTATTCTCCTTTATTCATTAAGTTCATTAAATTGTCTGTATCCATTCCCATCATCACGCCCACGGCCTTTACAAAACGCTGCATAAGGTCGGTTGGGGTCTGTGGCATCATTGCCGCCGTCGGCTTGCCCTGCTGAGGCTTTGCCGTCTCGGTCGGTGTCGGTGGGGTGGTAGGGGCCTTTGGCTTGGTCTGCTGTGGTGCTTGGGTTGTCGCTACAGGCTTGCCGTGGTTCTTTGGTCCCTGTGCTCTGCGAAAAGCCTTGCGGACCTCACTCTGCATGTCCTTGTCTATGGTCGTACAATGCTTGCACATCACTTTGAACGCCTCTGCCGTAATGTAGTACACTACACCCGTCGGGCTTTCGTAGCCCTTGCCAAAGCCTCGGTTTACCGTTCTGCCGCATCTGAAAATGACGCTACCAGGGCGCACGAAATATTTTTTCATACGCTGGATGCTCTCACAAACATAGCGGTGTTCACGCCCTTGCAGCTTTGCGAGTGTTAGCGACGAAACCACACGTCTGCCGTTGTAGTCCTCAATGATGATGCCGCCCGTCTGCTCGTTGGCTCCGGCTTGTGGCTCTGCCTTTGCCTTGGCTTCCTCGGCTCTCTGTCGGGCGTATTCCTTCACGCGTCTGTCCACCTCGGCCTCTTCTCGTTCCTCTCGCTTCAACAGTCGGTCGTACTCCTCGGCTTCCTTTCTGTCGTGCTCCTCAATGGCTTTCGCCATCTGCTCGGCTCTTATCTTAGCCTCCATTTCGTTGAACGCCTTGATGTAAGCCTCTTTCCACTTCGCTGCCGTCTTTCCGGTAAAACCCATAACAAGAAACATGAAGCCATCACGGGTAATGTAATACATTGGCAACTGCTTTTTGATGTTGCCATTTTGGTAGGCGATTTTAGACGGCTCAAAATTGAGCTTTCTAAATTCTTCGCTGCAATCCAACGACTTAATGTCTCGCACTACGTTCTTGTGCTGCTTGCCGAAAACCTCCGCTACTCTCAAAGATGTAGTAACGGCATGCTCGTTTTCTACTGCTACCAAACTTAACTCTTGGTCGGTGGGTGCAACCTGCACCACTTCCGTTACCTGCTCTACAGGATTTTGATCTGATACGTTACTTGACATAACAATATGAATTTGACAAAAACGAAAAAACCGCGCTACGTGCTGTCAGGTCTCATATTGCCAGAACCCCGGGGCATTTCTGCTACCCGACACGGCGCGGCTATCTCTTTATATAGAAATATCCTATTATACTTACTATGGCATGGATACAAAAATAGCCGCTACGTTACGGTGAACGGCGGCAATATCTGTACCGCAATATGAAATTTGACACCGCAAAGATACATAAAAAAGTTTAAAGCACCAAAGATTTTCGGTAAAAAGTTACTTACTTATACCAAAATTTAACATTTTGCAGCCCTATGGGGTAGGAAAAGGGCACGAAAAAGCCCCGATAGGCTGGTGCCTACCGGGGCTATATCGTTGTTATAAAGCCCAATAGGGCTTAAACTCTGGTATGTCTCACCCAGATGCTCATTATTGCGCCAACGAGTTAAAAAACTCTGCAAGTGCCGTCCATATCTCATTGATGGAATGACGGCAAGCAAAAAGAACAATTCCGACTATCACGGGCAATACTATTGAGCCAATCATACTTTGCATTACACCATGAAAATACACATAGCGCATTTTCTGTTTTTCGGGCAAAAGCGGCTTTATTACTTTCGTGATGTGCTCGTCCTGCTCTTTGGAAAAGTCGGCAAGTATCTGTTTTGAGGATTCTTCGAACGACTCACCTATGAAATCCTGCAACATGGCCAAAGCCTCTTTCCGATACATACGCAAGCGTTCGGGGTTATGGCACGTTTCATGGAAATTGTCGAAGTCCTTGACCGTTGGGTCTTTTCCTCCGTTCTTCTCTTTGTACTGCTTGACAAAGGCGATCTTTTCCCTTTTGTATAGCGAATAGGCGATACGTCCCACCATATCACCGTCATTGCTCACTAACTTTTCATAGATGAAATTATAGTGCCTTGCCATGTCTTGACTCCATGTTTTTCAGGGCACGGCCAAACATGGCGTTAATGCCCTCTTCTGTAAATGTATGGCTATAAACCTTGCCATGCACATTCGTAGCCACGGTAAAACTGCCGGACTTGCCTATTTTATGGCTCTGTCCAATCCTATATGATTTCATCCGGGCGTTTGCCTTTAGAATGGTCTTTTCTGAAATCTTGCACATAATTTTAGCCTATTTGTTTTGTTATATGTTTTGTAATGTAACATCTTCTCCGCTGCCTGGATCTAAAGCCGTCAGCATGTCACACGTTGCAGTTCGCAGCCTATCGGGGCTATATCTTAGTATTGACAATATAAAGTACAACCCCTGGAAGGGCTATTGTTTCTTATTGTTGATAAATATAGATGCGATGCTTGCAACGGCGGCGAGACCAAAGACTCCAGCAAACCACGCACGATCAAGATAGAGAGCATAGGCCGCAAGACCCATTGTAACAACAATAGCCAAAAATGCGAAAAACATTCCCCACCAATTCATTCGTCCCACCTTATGCTCATTGTAGTTAAGTATCTTCAGCTTTTTCTCATCTTGTTTGTGGCGGTGCTGTTGTTCACGCTCCGATGATTTAATGAGAAAATCAACTATTTTAGGGTCGATTTTCTGATACTCCGCTAACTCTTGTGGTGCTGGCAGTATGTTGTCGTCAACCGAAACGGTCTGCTCAATCTGGTTGCCCACGGCATCGCCATTGGCAATGTTGGTTCCTTTAATTGAATATGATTGCTTAGCCATTACTTAATTTTAAATTTTCAAATGCCCTGCGCACGTCGTGCGCCACGTTGTCACGGTCTTTTCTGAGGTTCTCCATATCGGTGCGCCGATTTGATTGCGTCGAGAAAAACTCATGCTTTAATGCCTCTATTTCGGGTGAATTCTCCTTGTATTTGTTAGAAGAAGCACTGCGCAAAACGGAAACTCCATTCTTGACGAAGTGGGTAATATCGTTGATGATGCACATAATTTTAGCCTCCTTTTTAGATGTATTTATTTTGTATTATTTTTGCGAATATTCTGTTACTTGTTTTTGTCTAAGTACATTTTCTCCGCTGCAAAGATAATGAATTTCCACGAAATATCGCCTTTTTCTCTTAGTTAGTTTCTTACTTATATGAATATTTAACACAATATGCCCTATAACCGCCGTAAAACTGCCCATTACCCATAGGATAACCGCCCATTACCATACGGATAATGGGCAATAACCCTACGAATAACGCTACGGCTCACCCAGGGCATCCACTATCAGGCGCACTTGTGCCGGTGTAAAACTGCGGCTGCGCTCTGTGTAACCAATGGCGGCAAGCTGCTCCATAAGCCCGGGGTATAGGTGCATCCATCGGCGGAATTTCTTCCACGCCGATTCGGGCATGATGCAATTACAGTACTTTGCCGCAAGTTCCATGCGGCCGTACTCCCTTATCTTGAAATTATCTTTGTTCTGTTCCATGGGTGCAAAAGTAAGGAAAACAAACGTGAAAATACAATTAATCGCTGCCTACAACAGACGGTAACAGGACACAACGGCACGCATCCGGATTCTTGCCAAAAATGGCTGCTATCTTTGTGGCGGCAATAGTGCCAAACAACCTTTTAAACGCAAAAAGTATGATACGTTACAAGAAGTACAAAAGCAATCAGACGGGCGTAACCAAAAACAAGTGGTACGGCCGTGCCGTTACCGAACTTATGGAGTTTGAGGAATTCGTAAAGCACATGGCAAACCATCACTGCGTGTTCGGTGAGTCCACAATCCGCGGCGTGCTGATCGAGATGCAGATTTGTATGCGTGAGCTGCTGTTGGAAGGCAAGGCGGTACGCCTCGACGACCTCGGCATCTTCCGCATTGGCCTGGAAACCTCAGCGGCTACCACCGCCAAGGAGTTTACCGCCGACAACATCAAGGCTGTACGCCTTAACCTCTATCTCGGCAAACGTTTCCGTGCTGCGGACCTCTACAAAGATGCCAAGTTCCGTGAGGCTGGCAAGTATGATGGCGGCGGCGACGATGGCGGCGAGACTGCCGGTACCCACGATGAGGGTAGCAACACCAATGGCGGCAATTCGTCAGGTAACGGCGACACCAGTGGCGGCAATATGTTGGACGGCGGCTCTACCGATGATTCAAACTATGTTGAGATAGAGTAATGGCTTTTTAGTCAGTGGCGAAATATCGTCAATAATGCCGTTTTTAGGCGTTTTGGCGGCATTTCGCCACTTTTCCGTATAGTTTTACCTCTCGTAGGTATAAAGTAGCCCTAACGTCATTAAAAGCGTTATCGCCCCATCTATCTTGCGGTATTGTGACACTTTGAGCGGCTTTTTGTTCTCCAGATTGTCGGTATCTATCACGCAATTTTCCAAACAGAAAGCATTTATAGGATTGTCGTTAAACTCTATCTTTACCGGATCACTCCATGCAAGCATCTCAAAACTTTCGACTGGTAGGTTAAAGTTTCCGTAGGTCTGACTAAATGGGGTTAGCACGTTCCTCGCTCCGACTGACTTTAAGATACTCGTTAGCTCCTGCGCCTTGTAAGCATCATAGCCGATACGGATAATATTAACCAACTTACTGCGCCTTAATATATCCTCGGTAATCATCGCTGTGTCTATCTTCTGCCCTTTGCAGAAAATAAGATACCCTTTTTCGTTCCAAAGCCTATAAAGCTGCTCGTTGGGATGCCCTTTTAACGCTCCCTCCGGAAAATAGTAATCAGTATGTGTGTAAAACTTCTTATTGCCCGATAGGTACACGGTATAAGATACTGCGCTGAAATCATCATGCACCGACAAATCAAACGCCACGGCACAATCTGGGCGGCCCTGCACCTGATCTATACAGAAATTGCCCAATAATTCTTTTGCCTTTTCGTGGGTAAACCACGTTTTTTCGTCGTTTATCGTGAAAATATTAAGCAATTTCGTGCGAAAAGCCAACATATTTTCGGCTGATAACTGGGCGGTCTGATACTCATTTTCGTAGTAGTCCGGTTGCACCGTGATACCCAAATGTGGCTGCACCTTTGCCCACGTCTCCGGGCTGTCCTCTGCATCGTCCACATCAGGCATGAAGATAGATGCAAACATGGTGTCGCTTTCTGCCTCACCTCGTAGTACCGCCATCACTCCGTCAAGTTCGTGGGCAAATGGGCCATCTACCACATCGCTTGCCGTGGTGATAATGATTGTTAGCGGCTCACGCCTTGGCCCCATTGATGTTGTCAATACGTTTTTGAGGTCTGCGCCGTTCTTGCCTGCCGTGTTTCGGGCTTGGGCGTACTCGTCCATTATCACCAATGAAGCAAACAAACCATCTTTGGTTTTGGCGTTGGCGGTCAAACATTGTATGAGGCTATCACGTCCACGGTCTTTGAAAGTAATCTTTTCACGATTAACCCTAAAGTGCTTTTCCTTTGGGTCAATATCAAACATGATGTTTCGTATCTCATCAAAGCATATTTTAGCCTGATCGTAGCTATTTGCGCCCACGTATGCCTGGGCGTTATTATCGCCGAAAAGCATATCATAAACCGCCAAAGCTGCGCACGATGTCGTTTTGCTGAACTTTCGGGGCACGAATAGGTAGGCGGTGCGTATCAGTCTGCGCCCATCGTCTCGGGCAAAGCCGTAGATATTTGCAAACTGGTAGGCTTGCACCGGGGTTAGCTTATAGCGTGTGCGCCCTCGGATGCCACTAAACCGCAAAGCCTCATAGAACTTGAAAAAACGCTTTACTCGCTTTGGCTTCCAATCGTACTTATCAAGCAACTGCAAAAAGCGTCTTACTCCCAATATTTCATACAAGTTGTGTGCGTCTGGGTGGTCTATCACTCCAAACACATAATCGCCGATACGCTTATCTGTTTCAATAAGCGCACGGCGGTAACGGTCGGCGTATGTACTGCGCCCCTGCTGCAACTGCTCCGATACCTCGGCTTTCAATTGTCGAAATCTTCCTTTTTCTTCCTCTGTCATTCGTCGCCCTCCTGCATCGCTGCCATAAAGTCGTTAAAACTATCGTTGTCGCTCTTTCGTTCCTTGCTCTCGGTGTTCATGCCTAAAGCCCTTAACGCTTTCTGTCCCTGCTGCAACAACTCGATATATAGCTTTTCTTTCGGGTCGATCGTCTTGCGTTCGTTACCCTCTCGGCTGTACTCCACGTTTACGGCCTGGTGTCCGTCTGCCATGATCTCATCGCCCAAAATGTCGGCACGTACCAACAACTTAGCTGTAATATCCACTTGGTATGTAAGTTCGGCGGTATATTTGCCTTGCTTCTTCAACAACTTAACGATATACGCTTTTTTGCTCTTAATCTTGGCGGCTATCTTCTTGTTGTCTTCCTCGGTGGATGGCTCCGGCAAAGTCTGGCTAACTGGCAATGGGTCGGCGGTCTTTGGCTGCGCCTTGTCGCTGTAACCTCGCTTCTTGCCCTTTGTCTTCAGATAGAAGATAATAGCCGTTGTGTCGTTTGCGTTTATCGACTGCATCAACTTGCTTTCAACAAAATCTACCTGTGTCTCGGTGATCTCGTCCACTTTCTCCTTAAACTCTGGGTCGGCGTTATACCATCGGTAATAAGTACTGCGCCCTATGCCTATCGCCTCGCACGCTGTGGCTATGATGCCGTAGCCCTGCGCCAAAGCCTCCAAAAACTTTTGTTTCTTTTCTTCCATGCTGCGTTACTTTTCAAATGAGCGGATGCCGTCGAAGTAGTCTTTGTAAAACTCAAACAGCCCCTTATCAACTGTTATACTTCCCTGCTCCGTTCTTGGGTTAGTGTTAATGTTTGCGCTTGTCTGTATGCCGAAATAAAAGCCCTCATCGTAGTTGCACCCTGCGTATATCTTGCTGTGGTTCTTGAATACTGCGGCACGTCCTGCCTCTGAGTGGTCCTGATAGAACTTTTGTACCATCTGCCATTCAATTTTATAGCTGCCCGGGAATATCTCGCCCAAATACATATCAAGTTTCTTAATGCGCCCTTGCTCGTACCATTGCCGTACCTGCAAAATATCCTCTGCCGCCATGCACCATGTAGATAACAAACAATAGTCTAAGTCGTGCTGATTAAGCACCACTTTCAGGTAACTAAGGCTATCCACGTCCCCGGCGGTGATAAAATTGTAGGTGGTATGGTCTTGCAGCTTGACGTACTGCATTGCCTCCAATAACTTGACCTCGCTAAATGCCCGGCGGTACTCGTAGCGTTGCGATAACTCGGTACACTCCTTTGTACGTCTATGCGCTCGCTTTGCCTGGGCGGTTGTCTCGGCTGTGGTTTCTTCCGGCTCCACCTCATCGGGTGGGGGGGCTTGGGTCTGACCTGCGCCAAAGCCGCCAAATCCAAAGCCTGTGCCATCTTGGTTTCCAAACTTCATAAATCTTGATTTTTAATATTAACCTACACACGTGGGCGTTTTTATATCGTGCCAAATATGCCAGGGCTTTGCATCTGGGCAAAATCCCCCACGGCCCAAAAATCGGCTCACGTGTGGAAAAGGGGGTTGGTGAGGTTTAACCGGGGGTGTACCCCATTTAAAAAATAGGCCCCCGGGTCTCACCTTGCAACCTCATTTCAAAAATTTATTCACAAATCTTTTCAGGTGCTCTTTGGCTCGGTTCTTTGCTTGAACTTTGCCACACCTGCCCATATCCGTATGTACCTTAACGTGGCACTCGTGGCATAGGGCTTTGAGGTTAAAGTAATCAAACATCAGGCGTTCTTTTTCCTGCCTTGTTAGTCCATCCTCAACCGGGATAACGTGGTGTACCTCGGTGGCTGCTGCCACTCTGCCCAATTCCTCGCACCTCTCACATAGTGGCGTATCATTGAGTTTATCACGTCTCAATCGTAGCCACTTGGCCGTATGTATCAGCCTTATATAGTCTTTATCCTTTGCCATATTCTAATATTCATCTTTGATAGTTATTGTTGCATGATACTTCCTTACAAGATAGTTGAGGCCATCCAACAAAGATTGCTGTACGCCCTGCTTACCACTTAATGCCGTGTTAGCTCTTTCATCTACGGTGTTGGCACAAATCAACTTATACACCTGTACTGGGTACTGCTGCCCCTGTCGGTGTAATCGTGCGTTGGCTTGTTGGTATAACTCCAGATTCCAACCTGTGCCAAACCATACGATATAGTGCCCACCTTGCTGCATATTCAAGCCAAACGCCGTGCTCATCGGGTGGGCTAATAGTACGTCTATCTTTCCGGCGTTCCATTCTTTCAACTCCTTTTCGCCCTCGTATGATTTAACGATATAGCCTTTCAGTTTCTTTGTGATACGTGTTACATCATGCTTGAACTGATAGAAGACTAACACATGATTACCGTTTGCAGCTTCCACAATCTCGGCTAACTTATCCAACTTCTCATCGTGTATTTCGTGTACGTCCTTGGCCTCATCGTATATTGCACCATTGGCAAACTGGCTTAACTTATTCATCAGCCCGGCGGCACTATTCGCTAAGATATTGGCATTTTCTCCGGTATGCAATTCGGTAAACTCCAAAACCTTTTCTTTCTCAAACTTGTTGTATGCCTCCATCACCTTTGGCGACAAAGTAAGTTTGGTTTCGTGGGTGATCATGTCCGGCAACTGCAAATAGTCCTTTGCTTGCATAGATAGGCAAATATCAGAAATCTTGTTTTTGATGATGTCCTCACACCCCTTTTTGATGTCGCAACGTACTACTATATCGTTATGCTTGTGGGTATCAAAGTAGGTGTCACGATACTTCGTTACGCTCTTGCCCAAACGCTCGCCCATGTCTATACAGTACATTTGTGCCCATAGGTCTATCAATCCGTTAGGTGCTGGCGTTCCTGTAAGTCCGATAACTCGACTAACCGTTGGTATGGCTGTACGCATCGCCTTAAATCGGTTTGACTTGGGAGATTTGAAACTCGTTAGCTCATCAATCACCAACACATCAAATGGCAACTGACCGCCATACTTACCAACTAACCAAACAAAGCTGTCACGTCCGATAACGTAGATGTCGGCTTTAGATGCCAATGCCAAATTACGCTTCTTCTCTGTACCCATCACCTTTGCCACTTTTAGGCTTTGCAAATGATTCCACTTTTCTGCCTCGGTAGTCCATGTTGTTTCGGCTACCTTTTTCGGTGCCACCACCAAAGTACGGCTAACCTCGCAATCGTCCATCAATTGTTGTACTGCCGTTAATGCAATAACACTTTTTCCAAGTCCCATATCTAACAGCAACCCACATCGTGGATGGTCCAATACCCATTGTATAGCTGCCCTTTGATAATTATACGGTTTAAATTTCATAGTCCTTATGTTCATTATGCCATTTGGCGTGTAACTTCTGACTGGCGAAAACTATTAAGTTTTCTGGTCTGTTATCTCTTTTGTCTCCGTTAATGTGGTGTACCACTTCGCCCGGCTTTAATGGTCTTCCCAACTTCTTTTCGGCTTCGATTCGGTGGGTGTGTCTGCCAAACGTTTTGGTGTACGTCTTGCCTTTTCCTTTACCCAAATGGGCTTTACGTTCTGCCAATCTTCTTTCGGGTGTCATAGCCGTTGGGTTGTGGGTGCTGTTATAGTTTGTCATTCTCTGACTTGTGAACTGTTTAGAACACTCAACACAACAGAAATTGTGTCCAAATACATAGTCATTCCATCTTTCAAACTCCTTACCGCAATTGTCGCACTTCACCAAAGTAACCTTTGCTAAGTGTCGGTGTTCCTTGCAGCAATAGTTTTTAGCCTTAACTGTACTTGGTTTCTTGTCAAACCATTCTCCGCAATAATCACACAAAACTTTCATTGTTCTGCCCTCCAAACTTTAATTAATTCGTCGATCGTCTGTTTGTTGTCGATTGTATAGACTTCGTGACCCATACTTACCAACTCATTTTGTCTTATGGTTTGTATCTTCGTTGGTTTCTTGCCTTTACTTTTCAACTCCACCCAAACAACCTTACCACCATGTAGGCATACCACTCTATCAGGATAACCCACCATGTTTGCATTTGAGTATTTTAGGCAAAGGCCTCCAATGGCTTTCACCTCTTGCACCAAATATTTTTCTATCGCCTTTTCCGATACCTCGGCGTGGCGTGTTATTGCTTCTAACTTCTTCATATTGTCTTACTCCTTAGAGCAACATTCTATTTTCAACATTCTATATAGATATACTTAATACCATATATATAGGTATTTTATAGTGTATAACTATACATTACTACTTATACTACTTTTTATGTTGTTATTGTTGCTATATATAGTTATATATTGATTATCAGTACTTTAGAAAACAACAAAGTAAGCAACAAAGCATTTTTCTTTTTGTTGTTGTTGCTCCTTTTACGATTGTCGCTTTCAGATTCAGCCTTAGAGCAACATTGTAGCAACATTCTACTTTGTTGCTCTTAAAGGTCGCTATCATCTTCCTCTATTGGTCTGACAAATGCCCTTTGCTTGCCATATATAGGAAACGTCAAAGTAGGGCGTTTTTGCCAACCTAATTCGTCTAAGACTTTATTAACCTTTCGGGCCTCATACTTATAATCTTTGCTGCCAACATCACGCCCCAAAACCTCGCTGAGAAATTCGGCGGCACATACTTTGGTACGTGTTTCCGTTCCTGTTGCATCCAGTGGGTCGGGGTTTTTAATGTATGCACGTCGGCGGTTTAAATCCCATGTACTCCAGTCTGTCGGCAACTTCATATCTAAGTATGCCTGTAGCATTCCCGGTAATGGGTCTTCCTGATTATCGTTAAACTCACCCTGGCGTTTTCGGGCTTCCGCTTCCAATGCTTCACTAAGGTATAACTTTTCGCCATCCTTATAGCGTTGCACGGCTTCGGCCCATAATTGGTTACGGTCTGCCTCGATCGCTTGGCGTGGGTCTCCATGCTTACGTAGTTCTGGGTTTACACTCATTACCCAAAAGCGGCGGTTTCCGGTCTCACCCTTTAAGAAATATGTTTCGTTGGTCGTACCGCAAAAAACGCATTGTCTCGGGTGGGATTCCATCACGCTGCCGTATGCCGGGCGGTACATATCATTCTGACGGCTTATGTAGGCTTTCACCTGCTCAACGTCTGACCGCTTGATACTGCCCAACTCCGGCAACTCGATAACCCAACCGTTCCGGGCTTGCTCCATACCTTTTGTACCCTCCATCGTTACCAAACTATCGCTAAACCAATCGCCGCCCATCACATTGAAAAGCGTAGATTTACCGATGCCCTCGGCTCCGGCGATAATCAGACAATAATCATACTTGCATCCCGGATTCATCACTCGGGCTACTGCCGCCGTAAAGTGCTTACGTGTCATAGCTCTGTTTAGCTCATTATCTTCTGCACCAACGTAGTCGATAATCAAGTGGTCTAAGCGTGGCACGCCATCCCATGTAAGACTATTGAGGTAATCACGTATTGGGTGTACTCTGTGACGTGTAACGACTGCCACCAAAGCATCTTTGATTTTGTCCTTTCCAGTTACTCCGTACTTCTCATCTAAGTAGATTCTTAGATTTGCATCATCAGTATTACCCCATTGTGTCGCCTCGGCGTTCCACGGCAAACCACCTGTTATGTAGTTAAACCCATTAAACAGATTTTGCCATATATGGTTTTTCAACCTTGGGTCGTTCTCCAGAATAGCAATAATATTGCTTGCCGTTGATTTGATGCTGCCTTTCTTATCAAAGTCTAATTCAGCCATCCACTTATCTGTATTTTCAGATACTGCGCTGTCCCCGGCTTCCTCTGCTTCGATGTCGGCAAAATCATCATCGGCCTGGCCCTGCCGTTCCTTTGTAAGTAAGATTCTAACCTTTTTGTCCTTGGCTACGAAATCCTGCATTTTCAGGTACGACGGCAAACGTGTATTGTCTGTTATCTTCGTCCCCTCATCCTGCACACCATATAGATGTATTCGGCAAAGGTCAAAAGCGTTGCAAAGCTGCTTACTCGCCGGGTCTGTTTCGTGGTTGCTGTATGCGAATTTGCCCTCATAGCAAACCAAACCTGCCGCCACACTACCATTAATGTAGGTGTATCGCCCATCGTGGGCGGTCTTCTCGTACACATCAGGTAGAAACGTGTCGATTGCATCCTCTATTGAGTAGGCACGGCAAAAAGCACCAATTAAGCCGGGTTTTTCGGTTGGATCACCTACCTTTTTCAATTCGTGTACGATGATGTCGCCCTCTCTGCTTGATACTGGCCAAAGTGCCACATCTTTATAGTCGTGGTACTGCTTTAGGAACTCATCAACGTTGCACGCCTTGCCGTCTTGGTACTCAAACACATATTCGCCGTCTCTGCTTGTAGATGGATAATAAAACAATCTCGCTAACTGATAGGTGGTATCGTCGAACACCTCAATATTAAGTTTGCTTGCTATCATCCTGCAAAGTGGCTCGTATTCATCCGGGCGTACCTGACGGCTCAATGGGAACACTAAACGATAGCGTGGGTTTTCCGGCGTGTGCTTGTGTGTGCTGTAAAGCATCGCCGCAAAGTCAAAGTTTAGCGTGAACTCGTCCCAAAGGTCGGGTGTACCGTAGTCAATATCAAGCGTGGCAATACTTCGCCACATCACGTTAGCGGTCTTTCGTGTTCCTCCAGATAGGTAGCCACCGACAAAACCGCCCACGTCCTTGATACTGCTTTGCTCCTCCCTGCTCATCTTGGCGTACTCGCTTACGCTTTCCGTTGTCCGCTTCGTCTCGCTGCATCGCTCTACCAACTTCGCCCATGTGGTCGCTTTGTTCTTCCACTTCTTCGCCATACGGAGATGGGCTGTTGCTATGTCGATTTGGAAATCATTGTTTAACTTTATCTGTGCCATACGTCAATCTTTCTAAAGATTCATACGATAACTTATCTAAGATACCTTTAAAGTACTTAGCATCTTCCTCGCTGTTCGCCTTGATAGTTACCGGGCGCACACCGATTTTGCCTATTGGTGGGTGTACCACTAATTCAAATGGTCGTGGTTCATCGTCCAACTGCCTGAAAAGTTCTTTTAGGTCGCTCGCCCTAATAACTTTAAATCTTATATATCTGAAATCTTCTGCCATGTTGTTTTACTTTTTAAGATGATCGGGTAAAAATGAAAGTATATGCTTTATAACCTCTACCGTCCAACCATTGCCCAACATACGGTATTGTTGTGTTTCTGATACTTCCCATTTATACCACTCTGGTATAGTTTGCAGTCGGGCGCACTCTGTCGGCGTTAATCGTCTGACTTGCAGCCCCCCCCCACTAAGGCGTTAATCGTCTGCCCTCCGTGTCCGTTCATCAAAGCCGGGCTTTTGCCATCAGCTGCATAAACTCGGTTTTGTTGG